CTATGTTACCATATGATATTGATAAAACTGGATTAGTATTCCCATTATGGAGGGCAGTACAGGAGTTATCTAAAAAGATTAAGGATTTAGAAGATAAAATAAATGAACTTAATTCTTAAAAAATATATACTTATATATAAAGAAATAATATTATGGCACAAAAAATTGAAAAATTAGAACAAAGTACATTAGATAAGATAGTAAAATATCAATCTGATGCAAATCAGCTTATTTTTGAATTGGGACAATTATCTTTACAAATTAGAGAAATTGAATCCCAATTAAAAAAAATAAATGAAATTAAAACCCAATCTGAAGAAAAATTTGATAATATAGGACTTCAATTAGAAAACATATTATCTGATTTACAAAGGAAATATCCAAACGCTGAACTAAACTTAGAAGAAGGCGTAATTAAGTTTGAATCTGCTGAATAAAATAAATTTGGTAGTCTCAAAATAATTTCGTATATTTGTTACAATAAATAAGTTTAATGGAAAATCCACGCAAAAAGTTACTTTATGTATGTCCTCATCTTTCTACCGGTGGACAACCTCAATACGCATATAAGCAAATAAAACATTTTATTGATGAGTTTGATATCCAAGTTGTTGAAATAAACAATAGTGGGGGTGATGCGTTTGTAGTTCAAAAAAATAGAATAAAATCGTTAGTTACAGTTCATACACTGGGCGAAGACAAAACGGAAATAATTGAAATAATTGAACAATACAATCCTGATATAATACATTTTCAGGAAATTCCACAATTTGATTTACCAAAATATGCATTAGACGTAATATTTAGAAAAAGTAGACCTTATTATATTGTAGCAACTACACATGGTTCATTCACAAATCCATCTGAAATAATTTATCAACCCGATAGATATGTTTTAGTATCTGAATGGAGTAGACAAAGATTTATTGATACCGGGGTTGAAACTATGTTATGGGAATATCCAATTGAAGAATATACATTTGATAAAGCAACTGCACAAAAAGAATTAGAATTAGACCCAACTTGGAAGCATGTACTAAATGTTGGATTATTTGCACCAGGTAAAAATCAAAGTGAAGTATTTGCAATAGCAAGACAATTAGAAAAATATAAAATAAAATTTCATTTTGTTGGTAATCAAGCTATGAACTTTGAAGATTATTGGTCACCACTAATGAAACACAAACCTGATAATTGTGTAGTGTGGGGAGAGCGTGATGATGTAGATACTTTCTATTCAGCATGTGATATGTTTTATTTTAGTTCTAAATTAGAATTAAATCCATTATCAATTAAAGAAGCATTATCGTATAAATTACCTTGTATATTTAGAAAGTTACACACTTATTTAGATACATATGATAATAATCCGTTAGTAACATATATTGATGATGATTTAAAAATTACCAAAAGAATTATATTACAAACTCTGATGCCTGACTTTAATGAAATACCAGGTTGGTTTGTATATAAACCTTTATATGATAAAATGGTAGAAAATGCTCCGTTTAATTCAACATTTGTAGAAGTGGGAGCATGGTTTGGTAAGTCAACTAATTATTTAGCCGGTAAAATAAAAGAATCTAAAAAGAACATACATTTTACAACCATAGATACTTTTAAAGGAACTCAAACAGAAGAATTGCATTTAAATATTGTAGATAATTTCAATGGAGATATACTTTATGAATTTATAGATAATACTATTATATCAAACAATTATGGAACATTTGATATTATAAAAGATGAATCAAAAAACGCAGCAACTCAATTTGCAAATCAAAGTATTGAGTATTTGATGATAGATGGTGGGCATTCGTATGATGAAGTTATGGATGATATTAGACTGTGGTATAATAAAGTGAAGCCAGGTGGGGTTATTAGTGGCGATGATTATAATATTTTTGAAGGAGTTAATAGAGCAGCTGATGAATATTTTTACAATCAATTTGATAAATCCTTTTTCAGATGTTGGGTTAGACGAAAACCACGCATTCAAATTAAACATTTATTAACTAGACCAGAAGATGTTAGAGAACGAGTTAGTATTGCATCTATAAAACAATTGGCAAAATATGGTATGGATTATCAACCAATTGTAAATAAACCATACGAAGGATTTGCACCAGCTGAACATTGTAGAAGACCTGAGCATATAAGTAAAGATAATAAGCCAGGTGAGTTACATCCTGGAGCTGGATTGGGTTGGATAACTGGTAGACATTATGGATGTTATCTAGCTCATAGAGGTGCGTTAGAAACTATGGATGAAACGAACTATGATTACACATTAATATTTGAAGCAGATGCTTTCATTAATGTAGGTTTAGAAGAATTTGTTGATATTGTAAATAGAGCATGTTTCTTATCGGAAAGAGATGATGTATATTATATAGGATTGGCAGATAACCCATCTTGGACTAAAGATAGAATAGATAATTTATTTTCAAAAACAGCAGCAAATCAGGATTTAGCACATGCATACTTAATCCCAAATAGAACAAAACAATGGTGGATGGATAGAATTGAAGATTGTGGATGGGATGTTGGCGACCTTTGGTATAATCATGTATTTGCTAACCATCCAAAACCAAGATATACAACAAACAAAATGTATAGTAAGCAAGCGGAAGGATATTCTTTATTAGATGAGACAGTTAAAACTTGGAGTTAATGATATACGATAATTTAAAAAAGAATGAAAACAATATAGTTAAAATTCAAAATAAAGTAACCCTTAATTTTGTAAGAGGGCCATTTGTTGAGATTACAGGAAATAAAAAAGCTGATTATAAAGTTGATTTTGTGGATAATAAAACTGGTAAAGTTTTATTTAGTAGTAATATTGGTTCTAATTGTTGGACTAAATGTAATATAGAATATTTTGTAGAATGGAAAGTAAACATATATGAAGATGGTAAACTTTGGTATGAACATCTTTATAATGCAAAAGGTAAACGAGTTTATATATCATTAGATTCTAGAGCATTAGGCGATACATTGGCCTGGTTTGCTTATATAGATGAGTTTAGAAAAAAACACGAATGTAATGTTGTTACTTCTACATTTATGAATGATATGTTTATAGAGCAATATCCTAATTTAGAATTTGTTACACCTGGTAATAATGTAGATAATTTATACGCTATGTATTCTATTGGATTATTTTATAATGATGATGATTCAGTAAATTTATTAAAAAACCCAATTGACCCTAAAAGTGTTACTCTTCAAAAAATGGCATCTGATATTTTAGGAATAGATTATATTGAAATAAAACCAAAAATAAAAGAAAGAAATATTAAAATAGATAAAAATCTTAAGCAAGTATGTATTGCTGTATTTGGAACAGCTCAACCAAAATTTTGGAATAATCCATCTGGTTGGCAAGATATTGTAGATTGGTTAAAAGCTAGAGGTTATATTGTTAAATTAGTATCCAAAGAAGGTGATGACTATATGGGAAATAAATTACCAAATGGAATAGTGCAACATCCACATGGACCTATTGAATGTGTTATGGATGAGATGAAAAAATCAAAAGCATTTATTGGTATTGGTAGTGGATTGAGTTGGTTAAGTTGGACGTTAGAAGTACCTACTGTTTTAATAAGCGGATTTTCGTATGAATGGGCTGAAATGAGAGATTGTATAAGAATTGGAGCTCCAAAAGGTAAATGTGAAGGATGTTTTAATAGACTTAGATTAGATGCCGGAGATTGGAATTGGTGTCCTGACCATAAAGGTACAAATAGACAATTTGAATGTACTAAATCAATTACATCTGAAATGGTAATAAAAGAATTAGAAAAATTCTTATAAAAAATATAAAATAATATACTTATATATACAAAACAATTAAATAATAATTATGGCAGAGTTAGACAAAATTCCACAAAAGCAATCAATTGAAATTGAAATTGCTAAATTAGATGAGGACGTATTGAAAAATATTACAGAATTAAATCAAAAATCAAACAATTTAATTTCAGATTTTGGACAAATTTACATCAGAAAAAGAGAAATTGAAGATGAATTAACTAAATTGGATGAAATTTTAGAAAAAGGAGAAAACGACTTTAAATCTATTAATATGAAATTAAAAGAAATAGTAGATGCATTGGATGATAAATACCCACAAGGTAGATTGAATCTACAAGATGGCACAGTTCAATATCAACCAGGTGCACCTAGTAGAAAACAATTAGCAGAGCAACAAGCTCAACAAGCTAAATAATTTGTAAAAGATTAATCCTCAATATTTATATGATATGAAAGGATTAGCAAAGTTTTTAGTAGAATCAATATTGTTGGAAGCGGATTCCATAGACAAAGTAGTTGTTGTCTATTCGGGCCGCTTTCAACCTTTTCATAAGGGCCATTACGCAACTTATGAAAATTTAGTAAAGAAATTCGGAAAGGATAGTGTATATATCGGAACTTCTAATGTTACCGATTCAAAAAAATCTCCATTTAATTTTAAAGAGAAAAAAACAATAATGACAAATATGTTTGGTATTCCATCAAGCAAAATTGTCAATATCAGAAATCCATATGCACCTGAAGAAATACTAAAGAAGTATGATGAAGATACCACTGGTTTAATAGTTGTAGTTGGTGAGAAAGATGAGAATCGTTTAAGTGGTAAATATTTCACACCATATAAAGGAAAGGTAACTGAACCTTATTTAGATAGAGGATATGTTTACGCATCTCCAGCTACTGCAAATCCTATAAGTGGTACTGATGTTAGATATTGGCTAAGTGCTGGAAGCGCTGCTGATAGAAAGAAAAACTTTACAAAAGCATATCCAAAGTTTGATGACCAAATATTCAAATTAATTACTCTTAAGTTAAAGAGTTTAAAAGAATGTATTAATGAAGAAATCAAATTAAATGTAAAAGTTGGAGATACTCTATTGATGGGTAAATTCAAAAATAAAAAAGTAGTTGTTAAAAATATTGGTGAAGATGAATGGGGAATGCCAACAATCAATGGTAAGAAAGCAGTAACATTCAGAATACCTAAAAAAGATGATTTAAAAGAAATGGGTCTTGGTGGAGGAGCTGGAGTAGGTTTAAGTTTACCTGGTGGATATATTAATGGTGCACCTGATTCTAAAGATGTTAAGAAGAATAGTAAGAAACTTAACAACAAAGGAATGAGCGGATATGAGGAGATTGATGAAGATAGTATTCCTGGTGGTTTAGCAAATGGAAAAACTACAAAAGATTTAGCAAACAAATATAATGTAGAACTTTCTAAAATAAAAGAAGAACTTACAAAAGGTATTAAAGTTGAAATGGAGCATACATCTGATATTAGATATGCAGCCGAAATAGCTATGGACCATTTATGGGAAGATTTAAAATACTATGATAAGTTAAATAAAATAGAAAATCCAATAAAAGAATCCTTATTAATGGAAGGTGGTGCATATGGACATATGAATCATCCATTTGATATTGAAATGAATCTTACTTTTGGTGACCTTAAATCAATTGTAACCAAAGCACTTAATGGTGATTTGGAAACGGCAAGAGAAAAAACAGATGGACAAGCATTAGCAATTAGTTGGGTAAATGGTAGATTAGTTGCAGCTCGTAATAAATCTCATTTGAAGAATGGTGGTGCTGGCGCAATGACAATTGGACAGGTTGCGGATAAGTTTTCTGGTAGAGGTGGATTGACTGATGCATATAACTTTGCAATGCAAGACCTTTCAAAGGCAATATCTGGATTATCTGAAGCTCAACGAAAGATGGTATTTAAAAATGGAGCATGTTTTATGAATTTGGAAGTAATATACCCAACATCAGTAAATGTAATACCATACGGACAACCCCTATTAGTATTTCATGGTACATTTGAATACGATAAAGAAGGTAGTATAATTGGAGAGAATCAACAAGCAGCAAAAGTATTAGCAGGAATGATTAAGCAAGTAAATGCACATGTTCAATCAAAATATACAATACAAGGACCTCCAATGCAATCTTTACCAAAATCAGATGACTTATCTTCTCATCAAGGAAAGTATTTAGGAATGATTTCTAAATTACAATCTGAATTTGGATTAAAGGATTCGGATGGTGTAGCTGATTATCATCAAGCTTGGTGGACTAATTTTGTTGATAAGACGGCAAAAAAATTAGATGCACAACAAAAAATAGGATTGGTTAAAAGATGGGCATTTGGAAACAAATCATTTAGAATAGCTGATATTAAAGATGAAAAATTAAAAACTTGGGCTGAGCAAATTGATAAACAAGACCAACAAAAGATATCAAAACAAAATCTAATGAGATTTGAGGAGATATTCTTAGGAGTTGGTGCAGATGTATTATCATTTATGACATCAGTATTAACAGCAAATCCTGATTCTGCTAAAAAGCAAATGGTTGGTCGTTTACAAAGTACAATATCACAGGTAAAGGCTAGTGGTGACCCTAAAAAAGTAGCAAAACTTAAATTGGAATTACAAAGATTAAATGCATTAGGTGGATTTGATAAAATAGTTCCAAATGAAGGTATTGTATTTGTGTATGGTGGTAACACTTATAAATTAACAGGTGCATTCGCACCCCTAAATCAAATTTTAGGTATTTTCTTTGATAAATAATATCGTTTTCTTTATTTTGATATACTTATATATACGAATATATTGTATATAATATGGCAAAGGAATTTAATAAAAAGTTTATGCATCCAACTCGTAGAAAGTTGGTTGATATGGTTTTGACTGGTGGAGAATATCAAAAGGAAACACAAATTTCATTCTCCGGTGCAGACAAAAAAAAGATAAAAAGAGAAGTTGGTGATAAGTGGACTGATGATAATGGTAAGTCTTATGAACAATTAGAAGCTGGTAAAATAGAAACATCCGAATTGGGTGATACTATGGCTGAGGTTAGAGCTTACTTAGATAAGTTAAATACTTGTAAATCTGATAATTGTAAAACAATCAAAATAGGTAGAGTTGACAAAAAATTAATATCTAAGACAGGATATTGTTTACATTGTCTTGCATTACGAGAAGCTCAAATAAAATATGATGGATTGTGGGAAGCATATGAAGATTATAAAATATTTTCAAATATGATTGCGCACGGTAATGATATAGTGGCCCAATTTAAACAAGCTTATAGAGATGCAAAGCAAACTTATGAAGTAGTTCAAGAAGATGGTAAGATTGAAACTTGGAGTATGGAAAGAGATGTAGAAGAACTTAAAGCAGAAATTCTTTTGGATATTGTTAAGTTTGAAGGTGAGATTGAACAAGCTACTAAATTAAGAAATGAGGCTTACGATAAATTAAAAGATAAAAATTACGATTTAGTAAGACCTCTTAAAGATTAATATGAGTACTGGTATAACACAAAAGAAATCCTTAAAAGATATTATTGCAGACGAATATAAAAAATGTGCGGTAGACCCGATACATTTTATGAAAAAGTATTGCATGATTCAACATCCTGTAAGGGGTAAAATACCATTCCAATTATTTCCATTTCAGGAAAAGACTTTAACGCAATTTAAAGATAATAGATTTAATGTAGTTCTAAAATCACGTCAAACTGGTATCTCAACACTATGTGCTGGGTTTTCACTTTGGAAAATGATATTTAATTCAGATTTTAATGTGTTGGTAATTGCAACAAAGCAAGAAGTGGCAAAGAACTTAGTAACAAAGGTAAGAGTAATGCATGATTTGCTTCCAACATGGCTTAAAGGTGGGTCTATGGAAGATAACAAACTTTCCCTTCGTTTACAAAATGGTTCTCAAATTAAGGCTATTGCTTCTTCTCCTGATGCAGGACGTTCTGAAGCCTTATCACTTCTAATATTTGATGAGGCCGCTTTCATTGATGATATTGATGAGATTTGGGTATCGGCTCAATCAACCTTATCAACGGGTGGTAGTTGTATAGCATTATCTACTCCGAATGGTGTGGGTAATTGGTTTCATCAAACTTGGTTAGGTGCGGAAGAAAGTACAAATCCATTTAATACAATCAGATTACATTGGACAGTTCATCCTGAAAGAGACCAAAAATGGAGAGATGAGCAAGAGAAGTTATTGGGTACAAAGAAAGCAGCACAAGAATGTGATTGTGATTTTATATCTTCTGGTGAAACTGTAATTGAACCTGAATTATTAATGTTTTATAAAGAAACATATGTAATACCACCAATTGAGAAAGGTGGATTTGATGGAAACCTTTGGAAATGGGAACATGCTGATTATAATAAATCTTACATGGTAGTGGCCGATGTGGCTAGAGGAGATGGAGCCGATTATTCTACGTGTCATGTAATTGATATTGCCAATTCAGTACAGGTTGCAGAATATAGAGGTAAGGTAGATACTAAAGATTTTGGAAATTTCTTAGTAGCACTTTCAACGGAATATAACGATGCACTACTTGTTATAGAGAATGCAAATATTGGATGGGCAACAATTCAGCAAGTAATTGATAGAGATTATAAAAACTTATTCTATATGAGTAAGGATTTAAAATATATTGATACTGAAAATCAAATGACAAATAGATATAGAGCTGAAGATAGAGGATTGGTAGCTGGATTTTCAACCACTTCTAAAACTAGACCTTTAATCATATCTAAATTAACTGATTACTTTAGAGAAAAATCAATTATAGTTCGTTCTTCTCGTTTAATAGATGAGTTATTTACATTTATTTATATGAATGGTAGAGCAGAGGCTATGAAAGGTTATAATGATGACTTGGTAATGGCATTTTCAATTGGATTATGGGTTAGGGATACTGCACTTCGTTTAAGACAGGAGGGTATTGATTTAACCAAAAGTGCGGTTGGTGGTATTACATCACATACTTACAATGGTGTATATGGTGGTGGTAATGGTATGGATGATGACCCGTGGAGAATGAAAATTGGTGATGGGTTTGAAGATTTAACTCAATGGTTGTAGGGTTTTGATATTTTACGATATTTATGTTATATAATGTCAAAATAGGATTTTTATAGAAATTAATAATAAATTATGGCAGAGCAAGAAGGAATGGATGATAGGAGTTTTTTTGGTAGATTAAAGAAGTTGTTTGCATCGCAAGCTATCGTAACCGTTGATAAAGATGGTAAACGTAAGGTTGTTGATACGGATGAACGCCAAATGAATACAAACTTCGTAAATCTTAGAGACAGATATACAAAATTACAAAGGTCTTACTACGAAACAAATCAGGGTGCACAATCAATGGCATACCATCAAGTTCGTAGAGAATTATTCAGAGATTATGATGCTATGGATAATGACCCAATTATAGCATCGGCATTAGATATATACGCTGATGAATCAACAACAAAAAATGAATATGGTGATATATTAGCAATTAAATCAACAAATGAAAATGTAAGTGCAATACTTCACAACTTATTTTATGATGTAATTAATATAGAATTTAATTTATGGCCTTGGGTAAGAAACTTGGTAAAATACGGAGATTTCTTTTTAGCATTAGAAATTGCAGAAGGTAAAGGTATTGTAAATGTATTACCATATTCTGTATATAACACCGAAAGATTAGAAGGTACTGAACCAATGAACCAAAACTATGTTAAGTTTAAAGTTGAATTAGATAGATTTGGCAAAAAGGAATATGAGAACTATGAAATGGCCCATTTCCGTTTACTTTCAGATACAAACTTCCTTCCATATGGTAAGGCTATGATTGAAGGTGGTCGTAGAGTATGGAAACAATTATCTTTAATGGAAGATGCGATGTTAATTCATCGTATTATGAGAGCACCTGAAAAGAGAGTGTTCAAAATTGATATTGGTAATATTAATCCACAAGAGGTTGATGGCTATATGCAAAAGATTATCAACAAAATGAAAAAAACTCCATTTGTTGATAAGAATAGTGGCGATTACAACTTAAAATACAATATTCAAAACCTTACGGAAGATTTCTTCTTACCTGTTAGAGGTGGAGATAGTGGAACATCAATAGATAACTTAAGTGGATTAGAATATACAGCAACTGAAGATATTGATTACTTAAAAGCAAAATTATTTAGCGCATTAAAGATACCTAAAGCATTCTTAGGATATGAAGAAGGTATTAGTGGTAAAGCAACTCTTGCAGCTCAGGATGTTCGTTTTGCTAGAACTATTGAAAGAATTCAAAGAACTGTTGTTAGTGAATTATATAAAATAGCTATTGTTCATTTGGCTGGGCAAGGTATTGATGATTCTGAATTAACAAACTTCCAACTTACTTTAACAAACGCTTCTACAATATATGAGCAAGAGAAAGTAAATCTTTGGAGTGAGAAAGTTAGATTAGCAAGTGATACGAAAGCATTAAACATGTTATCTACCGATTGGGTGTATCATAATATATTTAATATAAGTGAAGATGATATGGATACTGAAAGAGCTAAAATGATATTAGACCTTAAAGACCGTTTCAGACACACTTCAATTGAACAGCAAGGACAAGACCCAGCAAATCCACCGCAACAACAAAATGTGGAGGAGGAGATTGAAAAAATGAAGCAAGAGATTGTAGATAATAAAGGTGGAAGGCCAAGAGAAGGAAATACCTATGGTAAAGACAAACACCCATTGGGTAGAGACCCATTAGGTAATAAAGAAAATGAGAGTGAGAGAAAGAGAGAAATGAGAACAAACGAATCAAATAAACGAATAGCGCAGGAATATATTAATGCATTTTCATCAAAAAAGAAAATTTTAAGTGAAAAAACACAAAAAACCGACCTTTTAGATGAAAATAATTTATTAGATGACACCAAATTTTAATAAACATTAAAAAGTTTATATTTATATGTGTTAGTTTATAGACATAGGTTAAATTATAGGGTAATAAATGAAAAAAATAAAACATTCCAAAGTTAAGAACACTGGAGTGTTATTTGAGCTTTTAGTAAGACAAATAACATTAGAGGTACTTAATGGAGATAAAACGGAGAACGCAAAACATATAGTAAAAGAATTCTTTGCTGCAGGTACTGAATTAAATAAAGAATTACGTCTTTATGATTTATTATTAAAAGAGAAGTATAATTCCGAATCAAGAGCAGAAATGTTTGTAGATACTGTATCTCAAGCACACTCTAAGTTAAATGAGAACAAACTTTCAAAAGAGAAATATAATCTTATTAAGCAAATTAATGAGAAATTTGAATTAGAACAATTCCTTTCTTCTCCTATAACTAACTATAAAGTATTAGCTTCAATATATAAAGTATTTGAATCTAAAAAGTCCGAAAACTACGATATTAAAGATATATTCAATTCTAAAGTAACCCTTATTGAGAACATCATTTCAAGACCCGCAGTGGCTAAAACTAACAAAACAACAGAGGATACTAAATTAATTGAATCATATAAAAAGCAAGATAAAGATTTAAGATTATTAACTTATAAGATTCTTGTTGAGACTTTTAATAAAAAATACACAAATTTAGATGAAAAACAAAAGGGCTTGTTAAAAGAGTATATCAATAACATGTCTAATACAACTAAATTTAAAGATTATTTGGCAGTAGAACTTCCACAAATTGTGAAAGAACTAAAAACAATTAAATCTAAAATATCAGATAAAGTAACTACAATTAAATTATCAGAAACTATTTCTGTTTTAGAAAAAATGAAAATTGGTAAAAATGTAACTGATAGTAATGTTTCATCTATAATGCTTTCTTATGAGTTAATCAAAGAATTAAAATCAAAGGTAAATGTCAAATAGACTAAAAGAAATAATTAGAGGTATAGTTAAAGAAATCCAATCCGAAAAGGAATTAGAAGAAATGACTGGAACTGGAGCAGTTGCTGGATACGATACTCCTAATGCATTTTCTAAACCCGGTTCTACTGGAAAGAAAAATAAAAGATTAGCTAAGGTAACTGGTGGTGAGGTTGTTGATGATTTAGAAGAAGCTAAGGACTGGTTAAAAAACGATGTTCCTGCTAACTCTAAAAAACCATTAACAATGAAACCAACTGCAACTGATTGTAGTGATTCTGGTGAAATTGCAGATAAGAGTGGTATGATATTAGCTAAAGAGGATGAGGAAGCTAGTTTAAATGAAAATCGTTGGTTAGAAATTAAAAACGGAGATGGTTCACCTAAAGCTAAAATGAGTAGAGGTGTAACATCTATCAAACAACAATTGGGTGAAGTAGAGAAATTTGTTAACTGGTATTCTAAAATAAAGAATGAGAATGGAGTTAAGAGAGGAGATTACTATAAAAGAACAAATAAGAGTTTACATAAGATAAAAGAAAGGTTAATGAATCTTTCAGAAAAAATTAGAACTTTATAATATGCCAGCAGTATCAAAAGCACAACAAAGATTTATGGGTATGGTTCATGCAGTACAAAAAGGAGATATGGAAGCACCATCTAAAGAAGTTGATAACGCAGCTGATTCAATGAGTAAAAAAGATGCAAAAGATTACGCATCTACATCACATAAAGGTCTACCAAACAAAAAAGAAAATATGAACACAACAATTACAAAATCAAGACTAAAAGAATTAGTTAAAGAAGTAATGGTAGAGGAAAATGAATATCAAGCATTTTTCGCTAAGGCATTGGAAAAAGCTGGTAAATCTATTCCATCTATGAGTGATGAAGAAAAGAAAGCATTTTTTAATAAAGTAGATACCGCTTGGAATGGTAAAGGCGAAAAAAAATAACATAGAATGAAGAATCTTTTAATAGAAACAAAATTATTTGAGGGAAAGGTACACGAAGATGAAGGTGGAAGAACCATTGTTAAAGGTATTCTACAAAGAGCTGGTGCTGAGAATCAAAACGGAAGAATTTATCCAAAAGAAATCTTAATGAGAGAAGCTAAGAAGTATGAGCAATTCATCAAAGAGCGTAGAGCATTAGGTGAATTAGACCATCCGGATTCTACTGTAATTAACTTAAAGAATGTTTCTCATAATATTAGAGAGATTCATTGGGACGGTGATGATTTATGTGGAACTGTTGAAGTACTTTCTACTCCATCTGGTAACATCTTAAAAGAATTATTAAAAGCTGGTATCCTATTAGGTATTTCATCAAGAGGTATGGGTTCTACAAGACCAATGTCTGGAAACAAAGTAGAAGTACAGGAAGATTTTGAATTAATTGGTTGGGATTTTGTAAGTAATCCATCTACACAAGGTGCATTTATGGTACCTGTAAACGAATCAGTTAATAGAGGTTTACAACAAATCGGAACTGATGTTTGTGGTGACTACTGTAAAGCACAAGACTTAATGAGAGAAATAATAACTGAAATAATATAAGAATGGCAAAGAATTTTGATATATACGATTTTGTACACAACAATAAGATAACCTTAAAAGTTGATGGCAATAAAGGAACTACTGTAGCTAAAGCATACAATGATATCCGTAAAACTAACTTGAAAGAAGTAAAGATAATTAATGGTAAATTCAGTTTAGCTGAAAATTTAGAAGATAGAAAACTATCAAACGAAGTTAAAAAACATTTCTTAGAGATTATTTCTACTTATAATACTTTCCAAGACCAAATGAAAAGACAATCTGATATGACTGAGGTTGCAAACACATTAGGTGCTATCGTTGAGGCTGCAAAAGAAATGACATTAAGAGAAAGTGGTGATTGGTTTGATGCTGTGACTGTAAAAAGAAATATGCAGGAATTGGATAAGATGGGAAAATCATTTGATAAATTCGCTATTGAAGCAAAAGCAATGGATGAGAGATTACATTCTTTATATGAAGATATGGGTCACATCTTAAATCGTTACTATGAAATCGCTGATATCCCTGTGGATACAATGAAAGAAAGATTAGGTAAAAAGAAATAATTATGATTCGTTTAGGAGGATTAATATCGCAAAAAGCATTTGGTAAATTTGAAATGGGTAAAGTAATTTCTAATCCATTTGCAAACGCATTTATTAAAGAAGGAGAAGGTGAAGACCATGAAGTATCTATGGCAAACAATTCATTAGATACCATTATTAAGATGGCTACTGAA